ACCTATGAAAAATCAAAATTCATTCGCTTATTTAGAAGCAAAAGGAAAGTCAAAAATTTGGGCAGCTTACGCAAATCATTGCTCTGGAGAGGAAATAATGGAAGAAGGGTTCAACCCTAATTCAGGTTACGTTTACCTAGCTTTAGAATGCGGCATTCAGATTGCTAGCGCATTCGGTCAAGAGGTTGAATTTTTTGGCTTTGATTCGGAAACAGACGAAGAGGTTTCATTTGATTCCTATGACGAATTAATTGAATATTTAAACAGAGAAATTGAAATATAGTTTTTTGGGATTGATAAGTTTAAAAAGCTTGGGTTTTGCTCAAGCTTTTTTTAAATAAAACTAAAGCAAAATGAATATACAAAAAGTAAAACTCGCAGAAATTAAAAGCAATCCTAATAACCCAAGGTTAATTAAGGATGACAAATTCAACAAGCTAGTTAAATCAATTAAGGAATTTCCAAAGATGCTTGAAATTAGGCCGATTGTAGTCAATTCAGATATGATTGTGTTAGGAGGCAATATGAGGCTTAAAGCTTGTAAGGAAGCTGGGTTAAAAGAGGTACCTATTATCTTTGCAGACGATTTAACAGAGGATGAGCAAAAGCAATTTATTATCAAGGATAACGTTGGCTTTGGTGAATGGGATTGGGAGCAATTAGCTAATGAATGGGACACGGATAAATTAGAGGAGTGGGGATTGGATATACCTGACTTTGAAGTTAAAGAGGAGTTAGCTGCCGAGGAGGACGATTACGAAATGCCTGACGAGGTGCAAACGGATATTGTGCTTGGCGATTTATTTGAGATTGGTGAACATCGTCTGCTTTGTGGAGATAGTACCTGCTCGGATACGGTTGCAAAGTTGATGAATGGAGAGAAGGCTGACATGGTATTTACTGACCCTCCTTATGGAGTAGATTATGAAGGAGTTAATAATGACCATTTAAAGGCAGAACAATTAAGGCAATTTATTTATGACGCTTTTTTAAATGTTGATTTATTTTTAAGGGGAGGCGCTAATTACTATGTTTGGCATCCCGACATTCACGCTTATGAATTTATTGGTGCTATTAGAGATGTAGGCTGGAGACAAGCAAAACCATCAACAATTCAATGGGTTAAAGATAGTTTGGTTTTATCTCAAGGAGATTATCATTTAAGGAATGAGCCTTGCTTGTATGGTTGGAAGGAAGGTAAAAATAGACAAAGAGTAGAAGATAGGACTCAAGATACAATTTGGGAATTTCCAAAACCAAAAAAAGCAGAAGGTCATCCAACAATGAAGCCAATTCCATTATGCGAAAGAGCTATAATAAATAGCTCAAAAATAAATTGGTTAATAATTGATACTTTCCTTGGTTCAGGGTCTACAATGGTAGCAGCGCATCAACTCAAGCGCAAGTGCTATGGAATGGAACTAGACCCGAAGTACTGCCAAGTCATTGTCGACAGAATGCGTAAATTAGACCCAGCTTTAGTCATTAAGAAAAACGGAGTACCTTTGTAATATGGCAAGACCAAAATCACCAATCGACTGGATAGAAATGGGACGGCTCGTCCAAGCTGGATGCACAGGTGTCCAATGTGCTGCCTATTTAGGCATAGATGAGGAGACGTTTTACAACCGCTGCAAGGATGACCTCGGAATGGGTTTTACCGAGTTTTTACGGCAAAATAGAAGCAAGGGAGATGCCTTGTTACTTGCCAAGCAATATGAGGCAGCTTTAAAGGATAAAGACCGAGGTATGCTTATTTGGCTAGGTAAACAAAGGCTAGGCCAAAGGGATAAGTTTGACCACGACCATACAACCAAAGGGGATAAAATAACACCTCCAATCGAGTGGATAAAATCCGAATAATAGAAAAGTACAAGCCGCTTTTTGTAGAGCATCCACAAAGCCGTTATTACTTGATAACTGGAGGCAGAGGTAGCGGTAAATCGTGGACGCTTTCAATGTTTCTTTTAAACCTTACTTATTTAGAAGGGCACGTTATCCTTTTTACTAGGTGGACGCTAACAAGTGCTTTTATATCAATTATTCCCGAATTTATTGACAAAATAGAGTTGATGAATAAGGCTGGAGACTTTGAAATTACCCAAAGCGAAATAATAAATAAATTAACAGGCTCAAAAATTCTGTTTCGTGGTATAAAAACCAGTCAAGGGACCGCAACGGCTAATCTAAAATCAATCGCTGGGGTTACTACTTGGGTAATGGATGAGGCTGAGGAGTTAGTTGACGAAAATATTTTTGACAGAATTGACCTTTCTGTTCGTGCAGTAGGTTTACCAAACAGAGTTTTACTTGTAATGAACCCAGCAACGAAAGAGCATTGGGTTTATAAGCGATTTTTTGAGGATTATATGGTTAATTCAGGCTTTACAGGTACTAAAAATGATTGTACCTACATTCACACAACGTATTTAGACAACATTGAAAACCTAAATCCAACCGTAATTAGCCGTTTTGAGGCAATGAAAGAACGAAACCCAACTAAATTTAACCATATAGTTATGGGCAGTTGGTTAGATAAGGCTGAGGGCGCAATATTTGAAAACTGGAAAATTGCCGATTTCGATACCTCTTTGCCTTTTGGCTTTGGTATGGACTTTGGTTTTAGTATTGACCCAACTACTTTGATAAAAGTTGCGGTTGATGAAAATAAAGGACTAATTTATTGCCAAGAGTGTTTTGCCGAAACAGGGTTAACAACGACTGACATAGCTAAAAAAATTGGGAAATTTTGCCAGCCTAACGACATGATTGTTGCAGACTCAGCCGAGCCAAGATTAATCAACGAAGTTTACAACATGGGTTTTAATATTATCCCTTGTACCAAAGGTCCCGATTCAGTAAGATATGGAATTAAAAAAATGCAAGACTATCAAATTGTAGTTACCCAAGAATCTAAAACAATAATCAAAGAGTTAAACAATTACGTTTGGAACGACAAACGCTCTGATACGCCAAGGGACAATTTTAACCATACCATTGACGCAATTAGGTACGCGTTTGATAAATTGTCGGTTTCTAAATTTTGGCACGTTTAGAATATTGAATCATTTTTTTATTTTAATAACCTATTTTTACAAAAAAAGCAAACGGAATGAATTACATAGATAAAATTAAAGCCGCACTAGGTTTTAACCAAAAAGATTCAACATACCTAAACGCGGTTTTCCCCTATTTGGGCAACAACGTTATTTGGACCGCACCAACAACGCAAAATTTTATTGAAAAAGGCCTTTACCTTAACTCTGACCTTTATGCAATTATCAACCTAATCATTAACAAAGTAAGCACCGCGCCGATTGTTGTTTATGAAGTTAAGGACCAAAAGGCCCTAAAATACTACAAATCAATGTCGGGCAGCCTTGCTAACTCAGGTGCTAAATTCCAATCTGAAAGGCTAAAAACTAAGGCTTTGGAAGAGGTAAGCGTTCCCGAACTTGACAAGCTATTCAAAAAGCCAAATGAATTTCAAACATGGGATAACCTTTTAAGGGAAATCGCCGCTTTCCGTTTAATAACTGGTAACGCTTATTTGTATGGTGCTAGACGTGGTGAAAATCCAAACGCTCCCATCATTGGCTTGTATTCATTGCCAGCGCAATACATGGAAATTATAAGTGGAGGCTTAAATCAGCCAATAAAGGAATACCGATTGACTTATAATGGCTATGACCGAATCGATGCGGCAAACGTTGGACATTTAAAAAATATTAATCTAAGCTACCAAGCTGGAACGGCTAACCATCTTTATGGCGCCTCCCCTTTACGCTCCGCAGTTCGAGACCTGACCACGTCAAACGACGGCAAACAAGCACTTTTGTCGATGCTTCAAAATATGGGTGCAAGAGGTATATTGACTGGAGATGGAACGGTTAACATTACACGCGAGCAAGCGCAAGGATTAAAGGAGGATTATGCAAGCAACTACCAAGGTGCAACCAAAGCTGGAGACGTTATCATTACGCCAGCGAAATTGTCTTGGGTGCAGATGGGAATGAACGCGGTTGATATGTCTATTATTGATACTCAGAAAGTAATTTTAAGGTCATTGTGCCGCGTTTATGGTGTTGATGCTAAGTTACTAGGAGACACAGAAGCAAGCACGTTTAACAATATCGATACGGCTTACAAGGCCCTAATCAATAACGTTGTCCGCCCGTTGCACATTGAAATTAGAGACGTGCTAAACAACTGGCTTTTGGCATCCTATGGAAACAAAAATCTTTTCTTGGATTTTGACTACATGGCATATCCTGAGATGCAAGACGACATGGATAAATTGGTTGGCCAATTGTCTGCGGCTTGGTGGTTAACTCCAAACGAAAAACGTGCGGCAATGAATTATGGTGAGTTTGAAAATACATTAATGGAGCAGCCATTTATTCCGCAAGGTTTAATGACTTTGGAAGAGTTCAGCGCCGACCCTGTGCAACCAATCGAAAACGTTGGAGATTATGGCCAGACCAACGCGTAAAGAGTTAGCTTTAGCAAATCAATTAGATGCATTACAAAGGCGATACGAAAAGCGATATGAAAAGCAAATTTTCAGCGCCTTAAAAAAGCAAATGCAACCTTACTTGGCGGCCATTAAACAAGCGGACGGAAATATAAACCGCTTTGATTTAATAACTCCAGCACCTTTGGCAGACATTTTGGAAAGCTTGTACGTTGTTTCAGGTGTTGCTTATGCCGATGCAATGTATAACGCAATTCAACCGCCTAGCAAAGCAACAAAAGAAGCTTTACGCGCTGGCTGGCGAGACTTTATGCGAAGGTATGCCGTTTTAAATGTGACTCGATTATTGCCAGGAATACAAAACACATCCGTTGGCATTATTCAGAATATAGTTGCTAGAGGGTTACAGGAAGGAATAGGAATTTTAGACATTGCTAGACAAATCGAGCAGACCATTTCAAATGTTTTTATTAGCCGAGCGAAATTAATTGCACGAACCGAAATGGTAAAAGCAACAAATGCGGCGGCAATGAATTCGGCACAAACGTCGGATTTTATGTATGAAAAGAAATGGATTCCAGCTAACCAACCAGGAATTACAAGGCCTGACCATTTGGCGATGCTTAATTCTGATTGGGTGCCTTTTAATGACCCTTTTATTGTTGGCGGTGTCAATATGCAGCAACCAGGAGACCCAAACGCGCCAGCGGCTCAAGTTTGTAATTGCCATTGTAAAGTGGTGTTCAGAATAATGCGAGACGTTGACGGCTTACCAATGAGAAAATAATTTATTGAATTGCATTTTTTTTTAACCCTTTTATTTTTACAAAAAAAGATACCATGATTTACAAGAATATAAGCCAAGGAATAATTGAGGATATTGACGAAATGAAAGGAATCGTAACTGGTTACTTTTCCGCTTTTAACAATATTGACTCCGATGGCGACGTAATTGTTTCGGGTGCTTACAAGAAAAGCGTGGCTGAGAACGGACCAATGGGACGCAATAGAATCATGCACTTATTGCAGCACAATCCTTTG